AGTCTCCCAATACACCAACGCCGTAGTCCAGATCGACGAGGGCCTCCTCAAAGCCGTCACCTCCGCTGCCGGCAACTTCATGGTCCTCGAAACAACCGGCGACGGCGACAAGTGGACCACTGATATGTGGAACAATTGCAAAGACCACTACCACATCGGAGGGGCGCGACTGATGCCGGTCTTCCTCCCTTGGTTCATGACCCCCGAACTCTACCCCTCCTTCGACTGGATCAAGAAATACCCCATCCCCCGAGGCTGGTCTCCGATCAAGGAAACCATCGAGATGGTGAACAAATCCGAAGCCTACGTCGCCAGCTCCGAATCCCTCCGCATGGTCCTCGGCATAGGCTGGAAAATGCCGGATGAGCAGAAATGGTATTGGGAGTTCAATTTCAAAGAACACCGCCGCAGGGGGATCGAGAAATCTTGGTATCGCCAGATGCCGGTGGATGACTTGGAAGCCCTGATTGGCGAAAACGACAAAGCCGTCGGCGAGGAAGCCGTCGAGTCGATGAAGCGAACAGTGATCGATTCAGCACGAATTTATATGGTTGCGGGCGAAGGAATCGAAGTCAAAAACGAACCCGACCGCCATTTCATCCTCAACGGCGAGGATGGCACGCGCCTCTACACTGAATGGAAAGACCACAAGGACAATTCCTACGAATGGGGATTCATCCCCATGTCCCTGTCCCTCGCCGAAATGGCCGACCCCTCTTCCATGAAAAAAGCAATCATCTGGGAGGAGCCGGAGATTGGGTATGACTACGGAATCGGCGTGGACACGGGCACCGGGGCACAGCAGGACCGTTCAATCATTAACGTCACCCGCAAAGGAATCGACGACGACGAACCCGACACCCAGGTCGCTGAGTTCGCCGATGACACGATCAACAACACCGATCTCTGGGCATGGGTTGCCGCGATCACCGCCCTTTACTCTCGGCACATGCGGGATCTGCCGCGTCATCCCAAGTTGTGCATCGAGTTGCGCAGAAAATTCGGCGACATGACCTTCAACCAGCTTTACCACGGGTTGAACTTCAAGCGTCACAACTGGTTTGTGCCTCTGGATCGCACCACCTTCCGCCCCATGCCGGGGAAGCAGGGGAGGCCGGGATTCTGGACAAACGCTTGGTCGCGGCCCATGCTTCTGAGTTTCTTCACATCCTCGGTCGAAAATGGCTGGTACGAGGTGAAATCCAAGTTCCTCCAGTCGGAAATCCTGAAGTCCGAAATGCGGTTGATGAAATCCGGCCAAATGAGAATGGATCACGTCTCCGGGGAGCATAATGACCGCATTTTCGCCTCCGCCCTCAGCCACTGGACCCTTCACGACGCGGAGTGTTTGGCCGAGTGGTCGAAGCGGAAATACAACGCAGGCAACGCCCAACCGCCCAAAATCGACTATTCACCTTATTCGATAAGTGTTAACGTGGGTGGAGAGAGTCTTTGGGGGAGATAGTGACTGAATTGCAGCAATTGATTGAGAGCAATTGGCACGAAATTTGCCCCATTCTTCGGGATGGCTACATGAGAAGAATTGACAAAAACCCTTTCTGTTTTCGCTGCGGAGAAAAAGTAATTCGAGAATCTGCCCATTTAGGCAAGGTCAAGGGAAAAACTGAAACCATCTGCCCTAGCTGTATTTCAGCGTGGGTTAGGGGCGAATGGAGCACACTTTAGTATGGAAATCCTTGCGTCCCGACCTGCGAACCACAACGAAACCCTCACTTACTACGTCTCCCCCTCCGGCGAAATCCAACTAGCCCCCGACAACCGCATCACCGATCCCTCCCGCGTGGGCCGTGCTGGCTGGCACTGCTTTGAAGCCAAAACCACGAAGGAAAAGGAAGACATCGCAATCAGGATGTCCGAGCAGTTGTGGAGGAAGAAGAGGGATCTGGAAATCCAGCAGCACATGCGGGAGGCGGCTCAACGCAACGAACTCAGGGCCTCGGCGCGGATTCGGCTGGCTAAGTCTCCCACCAAGCTGGATGCCCTCTGTAATCAAAAAATCATCGCCCGTCTTGACGAGGATGAGCAGAAGTTCTTCAAGCTCCTAACCGATGAATTCGACCCCACTAAGCGCACTTCGGGGTTGGAAATTGAGTGGAAGGATGCCGCGATTGGGTTTGCTTCCCGTGGTGAGAAACGAGCTGGATTGAATGGCTAACAAGCTGAATAATGACAACCCTGTGTGGCAGGTTCCTGATTTCCTCACGGCCAAACCTCATGTGGTGAGTGGCTGGGTTGAAGAAATCCTCCAAGACCGCGAGGGGTTGCTCAAGACCACCCGGCAGTACAAAGATATAGATAAGGCTTTTGCGCTGATAAGCGGCGCTCCTGACTCCTCCATCTCCGAACAACGCTCTCAAATGAACACCAACCGCGCCAAACGCTGCGTGCGCGAAATTGTCGCCTCCCTCTCCGACGTTCGCCAAGCCGATGGCTACTACACTGAAAACAAAGCCTTCAAAGATGAAGCGGAGATGTTGAACAAGACCATGCGGGCGCTGTGGTACGAACGCGCCTTCGACCGCTCGCTCAAACGTGGGAATCAGTGGATGGTTGCCACGGGCACAAGCTACATGTGGCCCAATTTCCGCAAAGTCCGCATGGGGCCGGGGGCCGACTCCGCCCTCTGTTTCGACGCATTCGGTCTCCTCGATGTCTTCCCTTTCATGCGGGGTTTCGATGGCGACCCCCAGAACACCTACGCGACAATCATTGTCAAGCCAACCCCGATGCCGCAGGCGCATTCGATGTTCCCGGCCTTCCAATCTGCTCTGAAGGCGATGAGCAAGAAACGCTACGACTCCTCCGTCGCCAACAAGCGCATGTCTCTGGCCGATATGTTCCGCGCCCGCACCTCCAGCGCCAATCGCGCCTACGAAGGTGACTATGCCGAACTCCGCTATGTCCTCGTTCGCGACATGAGAATCAACGCCACGGGCATTCCCATTCCCATGGGCTCGGTGGGCGGGTCGGAATCTTACGTGGTCCCCTTCATTGGTCAGGAGATTCCTTCAATGGAAATCTCCAGCGGAATGCGCAAGACGCGCGAAGCGACAATCGACGATTGCTATCTCTATCCCCACATGCGGTTGATTATCACTGCCGATGGAACTGAAGTCCCCCTCTATGACGGCCCGAATTTCGACTGGTCGGGAATGATGCCCGCCGAGTACGCCGTGGACACATGGCCGTGGGAGAGGATTGGATTCTCCCTCCTTCGCGACATCTACGACATCGAACGCGCACGGCAGCATGGGGAACGCGCGATTGACCAGGTAATCAAACACCGCATGGACCCCGGCGTCGCCTACGACAACACCCGGCTCGCCACCAAGGAAGCCGAAGCGTTTGATCCTTGGAAGGAACGCGGGAGGTTAGGCTTCAGCGGCGAAGTCGATGACAACACCTTCCGCACGATCATCCCCCAATGGCTCCTTGATGTCCCTCAAGCTGCAATGGCGTGGCAGGAATATCTCAATAATGAAATGGATTACACCCTTGGGTTGAACGCCATCTCCGCTATTGCGAAGGCCAAGTTGAGTGTGGATGGGGATGCGATGCAGCAGTTGCTGGAGTTGGCTGGCCCATTAGTCAAAGACATCTCCCGCTCCATGGAACCCCCCACCCGCGACGTGATGGAACAATCCAAATTCATCCTCTTCCAGTGGTACACCACGCGAGCCTTGATGAACTATGTCGGCCCGGATGGGGTCACGCCAATCACCTTTGACTTCGACCCGACCAAACTCTACCCATCCCATCTCCCCGGGGAGGACAATACCAACCCATCCGCCTTCAGCGCGAGGGAGAGGGCTAAATACTTCGCCCAAAACATCCACCTCTCCATCACCCCCGGCTCCCTCCATGCCGTGACCCAGACCACCCAGAAACTGATGATGCTCCAACTCTGGCGTGCAGGGTTCCCGATCCCGCCTGATGATGTCGCGAAGGCCCTTGACATGAACAACTGGGGAACCATCGACGGCAATAGTGGATGGGAGAAGTGGTGCAACTACAAGGAAAAAGAAGTTGAATTTGCTTCCAAGATTCAACAATTACAGGCATCATTACCGGGGTTTGGCCCTCCGCAAGGTGCGCCGGGAGCAGCACAGGCAGGCTCTCCGGGGAAAGCCAAGCCGGGGCGTCCTCCGGGGACTGGGGCACATCCTAAGCCACCTCAAGCACAAACAAAAGGCAGCGCAGAAGGGCCTAGAGCAGTTATCTCGGAGAGTGGCTCGTGAGAGAAATTCAGTTAACACGCAGGCAAGTAGCTCAGGTAGACGATGCCGATTACGATTGGCTGAATCGCTACACATGGCGTGCGTTATGGAGTCATACGTCTCATGCTTTTTACGCGATTCGTGTTACCTCTCGGAAAGATGGGCGCAAGACAATTCTTATGCATCGAG